GTCTGTACACTGTACAAGATTTTGTTGGCTTACTTGAGCCACACTACTTTCTTCGCTTCGAGAAGAACTTGTTGGACATGTTGTTCACCAAACCAGACACGTCTGGATCGAGTTGCCCCATGCCACTAATCTCCCTCGCAATAGCGCCAAGATTGTAGCTAGTGCCAGGTATGCCAACAAAATCAGCTGGCGATGGCAGAAAAGACTGCAATGCCTTCTCGCCGTCGGTGTATGGTTGAAAACGTGTAGTGCCTACCGATCCAGGGACGGGTGAGGCTCGCCCGCCCCCGGTTTGTCAGGCCCGAAGCACTGTCATTCCCCTTTGAGTCACAGGCTCCAACGATTTCTTGTCGTGTTCACCTGGCGGGTGGTTACCGACCTTCAGCGACCTTGCCATCGAATGTAGCAATGATCCTGGCGTAAACCTTGCAGCACGGTGAACGTTGAAGTTCATCTCGTACGTGTTGTTCCGATTGGTGGTCGCACTCACAAAGTTGTCAATGAGGACAAGAATCGAACACATAGCGGGAGCACGGATAGCTTCGTACCAGCTGGTATCAGTTTCAAACTTCATACTCCTAACGAAATCTGCGGGATAACAATTGGACTGATGCACACTGCACAGGTCGTGACCAGAGTAGGTCACTGTGCGTGGACTGTCTCGTATCATCTCGCAAATTCGTAAGATGTTTTCAACATGAGGCAACGCTGGATTGTCTGCACCTCCGTTCTCGTCTCGATTTAGAGCGAGTCCTCCATTGTAGCGCATTACACGTACGAGGCCTCCAACCTCGAGTGCCGCGCTAATGTTGCGCATCCTCAATGAGCCCCTTAATGGTATAGACTCAACACGTCTTGCTGGGTCAAGCTGGGTGGCAGCGGAGTTGCCATCCATGTTTGCCGCCAAAGTGCTGGTCGATGTCACCGTTGGGCCAAAGTCTTGAAATTGAACGCAAGAAATGGTCTGTTCTAGCAACTCAAGGGCACTACCATTTTGCACCATGTGGTACGCGCGGGCAATAGATGCGTCGCTCGCACCTGGATTGAAAATGACTAGCACAGAGTTACCTGTGTGACTTCCCATTCCGCCAGCTGCAAGACCGTAATCGCCTGATGCCATGGCGCTACCGACAATGGTATCGGAGCTATGCCCCGTCACAAGCGTGGCTGGGCCCACTGTCGATGACACAACGGCTGACTCTGGTTTCTGCACAAATGCGTCGTAATACCCTTGCCCTCGTGGAGCGAACTGAAAGGACTTCAGAGCCCCCTTCGTGAAGAGGTCTTCTTGGTCCTGCAATTTCTTCGGGATAGAACGCATCTTGGCAACTTGATGCATACTGCTCTGCGCTTGAGCTGCCGCTTTGTCTCGGAGGGACTGTTGACGGCGCGCTTGCGCAGTTGCGTTGCTGATGTTGCCTTTGTTTCCATTCCCTGACGGCATGGTGTGCCAAATCTAGCAGCCCAGCTGCTGCGTAGTTGAACAGTATACACTCAATGGTTGTAAGATCAATTGATCTGTAAAGAAGTTTACAAAGCTCTTTTCTTGGGTGCTTTGTTTGCTACATGAGCGGGGTCGCAAATACCCGCGCACCAAGGTGCGTGCTGCTCTAATGTGGAGCCATCACTAAGGCAAACATGAATCATGCAAACAGGTGTATAACATATTTGAA